CCCTATGAGATGTATTTATGATATAGACAACACACAATAGGTGTGTATTTGTTCCCTATAAGTTTCGGAGTTATAAATCCCAATGTGGATTGATAATGATTTTCCAAAACTACTAGGCGCTGAGCTCTATCGCCCGCATCCCGGTTACATCATCGAGATGGCTGTAGAGCCTGTAGTGGTACACGATTTTTCAAAACAGCCCGGACAAACGGTGCAGTTAGATCGTTATCGCTTCTGGGGAAATCCCGGTAATAAAGATTCAAGAGAGCGTACCGCTGATCAGACTCTTGGAACAGCATCTAGTAGAAATATTGTTAAGGACAAAGTCCTCGTCAACCTTAAGGAGTACACCGGCCCTGCTGATCCAGCAGCTCCAACCTCTCCATCCACATTCAAGGTTGCTCGTGAGACTCTCTTAACAGCACAGCGTCTTTTATTAGACACTGGTAATCTCAACGTTTTTCATCAGAGCATAGGTTCACTTACCCTTCTTGATGACTACAGACGTTGGAGAGATAGAGTATTTGCTGACGAACTATTTAAGGCAGAAGCTAACGGCTTAGCATCTTCTACAGAAGGTGGTTACTACTTCCCTGGTGGAAGTGCTAAAGCAGCAGGAGCTCCGTTCCTAACATATGCTGCTAACGTTTCAGCTAAGTTCGACGTAAAGACAGATCTTCTTCAGGTTGTTAAGGACATGCGTAAGCGCAACGTCCCAACATTCTCTGACGGATACTACAGATGTATCGCTGATCCTACAGCGATGATGCATCTAAGGCAGAACGACGCATTTAGAGAGATTGCACGTTATGCAGGAAATGGCATGGTTAATCCTATGTCTCCTGAGCAAGCTCCTAACGCCAACTTCTTCCAAGGTATGGGTCCAGCTTATGGACAAGCTGGCTTCGTTGCCGGACAGCCTGTCATGCCGACGGGATTTTTGTTCGAGGGCGTAAGATGGTTCGAATCAACCAACCTACCTGAGAAAACTATCAACGCGACAGTTACTGTTGCAGCTGGTGGTGCTGCTGATTACACGATTGCTCCAATGTTGTTCTTCGGACCACAGGCAGTTGGTGTAGGTATTGGCGGTAACAACGCTCAGATTCTTCTTAATAACAATGATGACTTCTCAAGATTCATCATTATGATTTGGAGTCTCTTTGCTGGTTTTGAAATCCTTAACAAGGACTTCATTACTGTTGCTTACTCATTCGTATATTGAGGAGGTAACTAATAATGGCTAAAAAGATTTTCCCCGGTAACTGGGTTACTAATTTAAGTAGTTACCAAGGCCAGCCAGTCGTGGCTTGCCCAGGTCGTGTTTATTACCACAAGGTTGGTTATGCACTCGTAACTTCTACAGGAGCTACCGAGTTCGACGTAACAATCCCTAGCCCTGACATGCGTGGCGACGACAAAGTTCGTGCCAACATCACAGGACTAACAATTCCAGCAGGAGCAAGCGTATACCACGTAGGTATTCGTGTTCCTGATATGCGTAAAGATCTTGGAGTCGGTACTGCCGCTTCTGGTCTAGTTGGTACTAACTCAGACACCATCGCAGTGAAGGATGCGGCTGGCTCAGCGGCTGGAAGTATCACAACTTCTGTTGTTTCTTCTCCAACAATTGCTGTTGCGAGTGCAACTATTGCACCAGCATCTGCTAAGAAAGGACTTGTAACCGCAGCAGTTCTTTCAGGAGCAGAAACTCTTAAGGTTTATGTTCGTAATGCAGCAGGTAACGGCGCTGGTAGTGCTTTATCTTCTACACAAACTGGTGGTACACCAATCATCGTTGAAGTCTCATACTTTGTAGACGATGAGGTTGCTGGATTGGATGATACATACATCCCATTCATCACAGAGACCTAAATTACTAGGTTTTCTCACTACAATAAGAGCATCTCTAACGGGGTGCTCTTTTTTATTTATGGCGTTATATCAAAATCAAAAGAACGGTCAGGTTGTCGAATTTATTGGACATCACGACAAAGACTGGGCAATGGTCAAGAATGCAACAGGCGTAGTTCAATATGTTGCCTTAGATGATCTTGTTTCTTACGAAGCAAACAAAGGTCGAACAGGTAAGAAGGTCGAACCAGTTGTCATGGAAGAGAAGGATGAGGATAAGATTCCAGAAGCTGTAATCCCTCTAGATACAAGGCTTAATGTGAATGTTGCGACAGCAGAATCACTAGCAAAGCAAGTTAAAGGGATTGGATATGCAACTGCTAAGAAGATTATCGAGCTCAGATTATCTCTACCCGGAGAAAGATTTTCAAAATTAGATCAGCTCAAAAAGATCGCAAGAGTTGACTGGGAAGAGGTATTTAAAGAAGACCTTATTTACATTGCCTAGAATAAAGCGAAAGTCGCTTTTATTTACGGTTGGAACTTAACGACTACGACAAAAGCCGTACAAGGTTCCATCTTGGCTATAACACCGGAGCGAATTTGCCTGCCGGTGACATTGCTCGTTTAGAAGAAGCAATGGCTCGGGTTCCTGATAGTTATTTCTATGAGCGAATCATTGAGCATCTAAATCGTTGCGATAAGGTCTACAGACTTTCTCAGATCTTCAAGACTGAGAGTGCTCCGCAGCCCAATATGGTCCAACGGATAACTGGGGATACTGACAGGCAGATCATGCAGTCAGATCCTATTAAGGCAGATAAGACTTATCGAGAGGTTTATCTCAGAGAAGTTGATCGTTTAGCTGAAACTCTGTATGTGGCTAACTATCGACGAGATGAGGTAAGGAGATACGCATTCGATCGATCTGGATCTGAATACATCATGGCAATCAAAGGTCCGGCTGATACAGCAGTTGGAACAAGAATTGCACAAGCCGTTGGATCACAAAACTGGAGGTAACCACGAACCATGTCAGACAATTCACCATATGGAAGCCGCCTTGGAGTTGGAGGCAGACATAATCAAATTAAACAAGGTATTTTTGATCGCAAAAAAGAGCAAGCATTAAAGATGCTTGGTCAAACAGATTATTTTGATGATAAGAAAATCGTAGATATTGAAAAAGCGGAACAAAATATCGAAGGTCCATCTTCCGTAGAAAGTAGCGAAAAACAAGAGGTTTTACCGACTTACAACGCTGGTGCCCAGACAGAAAGAAATCGTCAGAGTCAAATGAATCAAATGCTTCAGCAGCATGGAAAGGTTCTTCTTGATCCTGCTGGTGGAGCTGTTGCTGGTTTCGGTTTAGGCATGGCTCTTGGTGATGGCAAGCTGAAGAACGCATTAATAGGTGGAGGACTTGGTTATTTACTAGCGAGGTCAAACACAATTAATTTGCCCAGAGGAAATAAGTCATTCGATAAAAGTCAAGCAGTAGAAGGTACTCAACCAATTAACGAGCAGGTAATACAGCCAGCACCTGAATTGCAAAGAGATGAGATAACAAGTCAAAGCGAAGCAGTTTACGAAAAGAAAGCAGATATTTCTAGCATCGATCCTCAAGCAAATGAATTAGCGTTTGCTCCAAGTCTGACGGATGCGGATACAAATAGATCTAACGCTTTTGCTGATCCGGTTACTTTATTAGCTCAGTCGGCAAAGACAACAACAGAGGGTGATTTTAATCCTGCTTTCAATTCCAATATGCAACCACAAGTTGGTGGGGAGCCAGGACTAGAATTACCTGCCCCTGGAGGAGACCCCGGAAATGTTCCCAATCCAGCTAATGAGTTAATTACATCTTTTACGAAAGGCAGGGTTCCTAATTATGTATTTAAGACTCTCGGAGGATCTGTGGCATGACTAAAAAAGCCGAGCACATGAAGTATAAAGAAGGTGCTAAAAGATCTTTCCGACCAAATGAGTGGTACATCAATAAGCAAGAAGAAAGGGAGGTCAATAATTATCTAACTGGGTCTAAAGGAGGGGTGCCTAATAATCCTCAAAATATAAGATCATTCCAACCAGTACCAGCCCCAGCAGATCCTGCTGGTTCTATGCAAGGAGATCAAGTCATCCGAAGAAATCCATATGGTGATGGTGAGCAGATTATCAACAACGAAACACCTACATTAACGAGACCTAACCAAAGGGGTTCGTCATTTGATCCGCCACCAGTTCCCGTTGAAAGGGCTGGAAAAGTTAAACCTGTAAAGGAAAGAGCAAAGAGAAGAGGTATGAGTACATCATTAGGTCTAATGAATAGCGGACCTCTCAGGGATATCTCTCCTATCTGATTGAGATCTTCCGATATTGAATTCTCAGTAAACTTTCTATAGATGGTTAATTAAATGGCAACGAGTAGTTCAAACAAAATGCCTCTGTTGGTCGATAGGCCACTGCATTCATTCGCGACAATTGGTGGAACAGCAGCTTTAACAGCAGCAACCAATTTCAATACCCCGTCTCCGGCAGGATGTGTTGTTCTTGTTGACTGTTCTGGAAACGATGGCGCTGTTGTTGATAGCTTGTCGATTGTTGCACTAGAAGCTAATACCACTGCTAGAAATGTCTTAGTTTTCTTAAGTACAGCAACAACAGCAACATCGATAACAACAGCTAATACGGCATATGTAGGAGGGGCAGCGATCGCTTCATCGTCGGTTGGTACTAGGACAAATATTCCTTTACCACCATTAAGTGTCCCTGTTCCTAACTTGGCAAGCCCAGCAGCAACAATGGCTTCATATCCTACAGAAACCGACAAGAAAAATACAGGTTTATATGTCCCATCGAGTGCGTTGTTGTATGTAGGAGTTGATAGCGCAATTGCTGCTCCCAGTGCAAATACAAGAGTTCACGTTTTTGCTCAAGGAGGGTTCTTCTAAGTCATGGCATCACTTGCTGATACAGGAGCGTATTTAGATCAGCTTTACCAAGAAAAATTTGGTAGGGCACCTGATGCAGCAGGTAAGGCTTATTGGCAAGCAGAAATAGATTCTGGAAAAACATCACCAGATCGTGTTGCTGAATTATTTGATGCTTCTGATGAGGCAAAACAAATTCAAGCAGACAAGGAAGCTGATACCCAGCAGTTTATTGAAGATACATACAAGGTTGAATTAGATCGAGAGCCGGATACCGCAGGGGCAAATTATTGGGCCGAGCAAATCAATAGTGGTAAGCAAACGAAGCAAGAAGTTGTCGATAATTTTAGACGTAGTAATGAATATCAAAATATCAATGACACATCAGGCGCAGGATTGAATGACGAGGAATGGTTACAGGAGACCTACCAAGAAGTATTAAATCGTGATCTTGGAGATGAAGGTCGAGAATATTGGTTGGGAGACCTAGGGGAGGGCGCTACTCGGGAAGAAGTCAAAGCAAATATCGAGAGGAGCAACGAGAAATGGCTAAGTGATATTTACGAAGAAGAACTTGGGAGGGCTCTAGGAGAAGACGGAAGAAATTATTGGTTAGGCGATTTCAGAGGAACAAATGAGGGGAGAGATGGGGTAAAGGCAACAAGAGAAGAAGTATTAGCCAACATTAGACGTAGCGAAGAGTATGCATGTGCTCAATCTGGCGGCTCTTGGGATGGATCTAGTTGCAGTACTGTGTCTGACGATACTGATGATACCGATGACACGGATAACACAGATGATACAGATAATACTGACGACACTGACAATACTGACAACACTGATAATACTGATAATACAGATAACACCGATAATACTGACAATACTGATAACACTGACGACGGTGGCGTTCAGGAAGAATACGATAACGAGTTTGATAAAAACCGAGAAAAATATGCACAACTAGAATCGGATTACGACGATGCAAGACGAGAAGCAGATTCTTATATCAATGCTCAGCGTGCAGATGAGACATCACAGTTAACAAGAGGTTTTAGTGTTGGAAGCTTCCCAGGTAGAAGACGCGGCGACTTGAAATCTGGTGCTACTGCTACATCCGATCGTTCAAGACAAAGAAGCAGAATCACTGCGGGCCCAAGAGTGAGAGATGACAGGCCATACGCAAGAGCAGGATTGAGGTCTGGGGAGGAAAGAGGTAGTACTTATTTTGACCCTGAGAGAAGTTTTAGATAATGGGTAAAGGTCTCGGAAGCCTAGGAACAGGTTTCGGGCTAAAACCCATCACGAAAGGAATTGGTCTAAACAAAGCAAAAGGTTTATATCCGAGCAAAGGGAAAGGACTAGGGATATACGGTACTGCTCAGTTCCCAACAATTCTTGAGTCATATAATCGTCAGAGTGATTACAAGAGATGGCAGTTAGGTCAAGCTTATTATTTTGGTACGGGTAGAAGCTGGGACGATGTATCGATCTATAGCAATAGTCGATTTACGACAGGTGCTGTTAGCGGCGTTTCGAAGGACATTGTCACAATGTTCCCAAGTGAGACTAGTCCTGAGAGAACTTGGTATGTAGGACAAAGAACAAGAGGCAGCATCATTCTTCCTCAAGCTTTAAGTTCTTCTCAGATAACGACAAATACGAGCGATCCTGATCCTGCAAACCATACGTTGGTTTATAACGTCAGCGGGGTTTTAACTTCATCTCAAGTTGGAATCTTTTCGATTTTTATAGGTGATCAATTTGAAGACACAGCATCTGGGCCTAACTATCCAGATGATGTTGTTTCCAAGCCAGAAGGAAGTGTTGCTTTAACTTTAATTGCGGCAAACACTGGCTCTATGACATTAGTGTTTGACTTGTCCAAAGCCTATGGACGTGTCAGATACAACAATACAATTTATTGGAAAAAACTTGATTACAATCCATCGTCTCCAAATATTTGGAAGACAGATGGAACTCGTCATCTTTGCTCGTCAACGAAAATGTTCTGCTGTTGCCCTGACCATCTCGGTGGAGCATTAGCCAACCTTGAGTTTCCAAAAGGAGAAGTCGATCAAGATATGTTCCCATTACCTAATGCCAGCAGGACTGTTCGAGCTGCATGGGAAAGACAAGGTGCTGGCTATTACAGGCAGTGGCGTTCTCTAGCGAGTCGGATTGACGAACGTCGTGAATGCAAACACATGCATGCGATGAGATGGGAGTGCGGAATTCCATGGTATGAACCGAATGATTTCCCGACTCAATATTACGGCGACAACACTAGTGGATTGCTTACAGATTCAAGTATGGAGAGAGAATTTAGTGATGAAGTATATGACGAATACAACGCAAGACATCGAGTTAACTACGACAGGTATGCCTTGGCCTTAGCAGAAGTTGTTGGCCTAGAACTCTTTCCCGGCACAGATGTACGAAACAATATCAGAAACGATAATAGGCCAATGCTCTGGAATGACCACGAAGAACCAGAGGCAAGCTGGTGCAGACAAAATGATTGGTGGTGTAAAAGAGGAACGCAAGAGATAAGAATCTTCAATGCAACGACTCAACAATTTGAAAGCACAGTGACAATTGGAGGTGTTAGTTACCCGATGATTGAAGTAGTAAAAGGAGGGTCAAACACCGCTCCAATAATCATTCCTTAGAAGTCCTTAGAATAGAGAAATGGCGGCTTACCCTGAAAATACTGGTGGCATTATTTCTGCCATTAAAGCTTGCATTGTCGCAGCGGGAGGAACAGTGACGGGAGAGTATCTCAACAATACGGGAGGCGTTATTCAAGCCTTACTAGCATTGCAAACTGCAATTGCTGGAATGGGTGGTGGTTCCGCTTTGGAAATCGAATTAACAGCCGCAGAGAATTTAGCAATTGGTGATGTTGTTTATATCGATGCCAATGGAAAGCTTGCAAAAGCGATCCATAACTCGACAAGAGATATAGCAACTGTTGCTGGAATGGTGATGGAAGCAGTCTCAGCAAATGCCACTGCTAAATTATCTTTTGCTGGAAAAATTGATCTTACAGGCTGGAGCGGAGGGAACCTTACCCCAGGTAGTAGATACTTTTTGAACGGGTCAGGAGCAATATCAGCAACTCCGCCTTCAAGTGCTAATCAGTATGTTGTTTTAGTTGGAGAAGCATTAGATGCAACCACACTTGCATTAAACATTGACGTCCCAGTACTACTGAAGTAAATGGCAACACGCAAACCGATAATTTACATTAATGGCTATCCAAGTGAACTGGATATTGCTAGTGATCGTTTAAATACTCCTTGGATATATAGAGCGTCCTCCGCCCCTACTGCACAAACAGCAGACATGTGGTATGACACCACGAATAGTCTGCTCAAGATGTGGAATGGCAGTGCTTGGGAGTCAGTTGGTGGTAGTAAAGTTTATATTCAAACATCAGCTCCTTCTTCTGGAATGAATGAGGGTGATTGGTGGCATAACACAACTGACTCAAGCACTAAAATATATCTAGCTGGGTCAATCAACGCTTGGACTGCCGTAGGTGGTGGTGGCGGGGCTGGATCTGGTGGTGGAACTGATGAGTCGTTTCTTGAAAATCAATACACAGTAACGACTTCATATACAATTGGCGATGGCGATGGCGATAAAAATGCCGTCAGTGTTGGACCGATGACGATTCAAAATAATGCTGTCGTGACGGTTCCAGCTAACAGAGTATGGGTGATCCTCTAAATGCCACAATACGGAAAGCTAAAAATTGACGAGTTCCTGTACAACGATTCAGGTACAGATGTCACTCTCGGTTTAAGTAATATCCATGTCTTCAGCACTGGAGCATTGAAGTTAAATGCTGGTACCACTGCTCAAAGACCAGGGAGTGCTGCAGCAGGGATGTTTAGATACAATACAACAACATCGAAGTTCGAAGGCTACACATCAAGCTGGGATGAAATAGGCGGAGTACTTATAGCTATAGATGGAGGCAACTTTAATAACGGAACGTCTACGATAAGTACAGCGAATGTATTTGATGGAGGCGATTTCGGTAGCTAACTATGCCAACTCCCAGCACTAGAACACCAGTAAGAATAGCAAGAGGTTCTTATTCCAATTTGAACGGTAGTATCTCAGATCTACAAGATGGAGAGATTAGCTATGCCGAGGACCAGGACAAGCTATATATCAAAGAAGGTTCATCGTTAGTAGCGCTAACATATACACCCGCAAGCCCAGCATTTACCGGGACCATCACAGGAGTTAACCTCACCCTGAGTGGTAATCTGACCGTTAATGGAACTACAACAACTATTAATACTCAGACGTTAGATGTAGAAGACAAGCAGATCGAAATCGGTAAAGTATCAAGTCCCAGTGACACGACTGCCGACCAAGGAGGTTGGAAATTAAAGGGCGCTACAGATAAGACGTTCCTTTGGGTAAACGCTACAGATGCTTGGACTTCTAGTGAACATATACATTTAGAAGATAGTAAGAAGTTATTATTAGGTACTGGATCAGATCTCCAGATCTACCATGATTCCAGTAATAGTTGGATAAAAGATGCTGGTTCAGGCAGTTTAATTCTAGATACTAATAGTACTGTACAAATAACTAAAAATGCTGGTTCTGAAAATATAGCTAAATTTCACGCTGACGGAGCCGTAGAGTTATATCATGATCATTCAAAGAAATTTGAAACCACATCGGCGGGTATTACGGTCTCGGGGAAAGTAATAGACGTATACGGTGGCGATGTAAGAAGAGCAATTCAAACCACAAAAAGTTCAGCGCATACGTTAGTAGCTACTGATCAAGGAAAGCATGTTCATATTTCAAGTGGTGGAGTCACAGTGCCGAACAATGTTCTAACTGATGGAGACATGGTGACTATCGTGAATAATAGCGGGGCTGACCAGACCATTACTCAAGGTTCAGGGGTAACTATGTATAACCCTGCTGATGCAAGCACAGGCAATCGAACGCTTGCCGGAAGGGGTGTCTGCACTATTCTTTTCACAAGTGGAAGTGTCTGCTACATCTCAGGAGCGGGATTAAGCTGATGTCACAACAAATGATGCTCCTTGGGATAGGTGCTAAGAAGAAGACCTATGTAGACGATGTGTTTAACACGTTTTTATATAAAGGAAATAATAGTACAAATACGTTCAATACTGGTTTAGACATGAGTGGGGAAGGAGGTTTGGTTTGGATAAAAGCTAGAAGTAGTGCTAGACAAAACATTCTTTTTGATACTGCTAGAGGTGCTAATAAAAAACTTGCTTCAAATGATAATTCTGCCGAATGGGATGGAACGGGATCTTATAATCAAACCTTTACGTCAACAGGATTTACTGTAAATAATTCTTTTACCGATGTAAATGATATTAATGTAACCTATTCGTCTTGGAATTTCCGCAAGGCAAAAGGATTTTTTGATGTTGTTAAATACACTGGGGATGGAACATCTAGCCGTCAGATTAGTCATGGCTTAGGCACATCTGTTGGCATGACAATTGTAAAATGTAGCTCTAATGCTAATTATTGGCACGTTTTACATAGAGATGGTAATGCAGCTAAAGCAATGTTTTTAAATAGGACGGATGCAGAGGTAAATGATGCATATGCGTGGGACTCAACTCATGCGACCTCAACGCATTTTACTGTAGGCGCAAGTTTAAATACTAATGGTAGAACTTATATAGCTTATATATTTGCAGGTGGAAAAAATACTGCTAACGCTGCAAAAGCTCTTGATTTCAATGGGGCTTCTCATTATTTAGGAGCATCTAACGCATATACTTCAGATTTTTCAGTAGGAACAGGTGATTTCACTATAGAATGTTGGATGAACCCTAATTCTTACAGAACTAATGGGGGTCCGTATGGTCAGACACAGACAGGGTTAGCTTTGCAGCACCTTAGTTCAAATAAATTTGGGCTTTATGGAGCAGGTGGAAACCTTATTACTGTACCTGAAGACAAAACACCATTACATCGATGGACTCATGTAGCTGTTACAAGAGCGGGTGGTGTTTTAAGAATATTTATTAACGGAATATTAGAAAATACTGTTACTAACAATAATAATTTAGATCCGACCAGTGCTGGGGAAACTTATATTGGTTATGGGTCAGGAGCTTATTATCAAGGTCAATTATCTAATCTTAGATTTGTCAAAGGGTCAGCAGTTTACACTTCATCATTTAGACCACCAACTGAGCCATTAACAGCTATAAGTGGTACATCTATTTTATGTTGTAATAGTTCAACAGCATCAGACTCGTCAGGTTCGGCTTCGTTAAATTATGCAAGTGCACTTTCAAGTGACAAGACCCCCTTTAATGATCCATCAGGCTATGTATTTGGTGAAGGTGGGGATCAAGACATAATCAAGTGCGGTAGTTATGTTGGAAATGGTGATTCTAGTAACCCACCTGAGATTTTCTTAGGATTTGAACCGTCTTGGCTATTGATAAAAAATGCGAGTGCTGGTAGTACTTCTTGGCAAATATTTGATGTAACGAGAAGTTTAAATGCAATTGCAAGCTATAGATTAGTGGCAGAAGACTCTGCTGCAGAAGCTACAGGAGCATCTCAAGTACCTATAAGTTCTACAGGATTTACGGCTGGAGGTAATGGTAGTTTTCAAAATTCAAATGGAGATACCTTTGTATATATAGCTATAAGAAGACCAGATGGATACGTTTCTAAGCCAGCCGAGGCAGGCACGAATGTATTCAATGTTACTTACGGCAATGGCAGTTCTACTATTCCATCACTTCCTAGTGCATTCCCAGTAGATGTCTGTCTATACAAAGATTTAGGAGTAGCTAATTGGGGTTTTACAGCCCGTATGATGCAAACAAAATATCTCCAGACAAATACTACTGCCGCTCAATCAAGTACAAGCGAACATGTATTTGATAGTAATGTGGGATGTCATGCAGCATCTTGGCTAACCGCTAATGACATTGGTTATCTCTGGAAACGCTGTGCTGGATTTGATATGGTTCGTTATACAGGAAATGGGACTAGTAATCATCAGATACTACATAACCTTGGACGAACTCCTCAAATGATATGGTTCAAACGATTAGATGGAGTTAGTGATTGGATGGTATGGCATCACGGCTTAAACGGAGGATCTAATAATTTATCTTATCAAGTATATTTAAACTTAACTAATGCTGAAAATGCAGGAGGAAATCTTACGGCACTGGATGATGTAAGTTTTACTTTAAATTTTGGAAATGGTACTAATGGTAATAATGATGACATGATTGCCATACTATTCGCAAGCGTTGACGGTATTAGTAAGGTTGGCAGCTATACAGGATGGAGTTGGCCTAACGCACAAGCTATAGACTGTGGTTTCGTACCCAGATTTGTTTTTATTAAAAAAGTAACTGGTACTGGAGGCAACCCAAGAGATTGGCACGTATTTGATACGGTCAGAGGTATTGGAGGTAGTAATAGTAGTGATAGCCTTATAGAATTTAATAATAATAATGCTGAATTTACTAGTTCTAATTATCTTGACCTTACTTCTTCTGGATTCCATCCTAAAGATGTTGACATTAATGCCGGCCCTAGCGATAGGTTTATTTTCTACGCCCACGCTTAGATCGTTATCATCACTTAAAGCGCAGTCAGGATCTAAATAATCTATAATCTGGATACGTCTATTAATTGTTATGGCAGATCAGGAGCTTGTTCGTAAACTCATAGAAGCAGTAAAGGAACAGCAAGAAGCAGGAGCTAAGTTTCAAGCAGCAAATAAAGCAGTTGACGAATTAAAGACAGCCATTGCTCAGGAAGAAATAAATGCATTAGAAGAGGTAACACCTGCTGAAGTCGTTCCAGAGTAGACGTTAGGTTCTCCGGTTCAATTAAACTACTGATAGGGAAATAGAAGAAACCTATTCATGGCTTACGGTGACCTAAAGGTAAGAAATCTTATATGGAATACAGGCTCTGGGGATAACACAGTAGTCTTGAGTACATTAGCGACGCAAAGCTATGTTACGACTAACTTTGCACCGAAAGCTAATCCTACCTTTACTGGAACGGTAACTGTTCCAACAGCCCCTGCCTCTGATGTCAGTACGAAAGCGGCTTCCACTGCTTTTGTAGATGCATATTATGCAACTAAAGCATCGCCAACATTTACGGGATCACCAACAGTTCCAGGTTATGCAGCATTAGCTGGAGCAGCTTTTACAGGAGCGGTTACTGGAACTGACCTCACACTAAGTGGAAATTTAGTAGTTAATGGGACTACAACTACGATTAATACGCAGACACTTGATGTTGAGGATATCAACATCACGCTGGGTAAGGTGTCAACGCCTAGCGATACTACGGCAAATAATGGGGGTATAACTTTAAAGGGCTCAAACGACAAGACATTCAACTGGTTGAATGCAACCGATGCTTGGACTTCTAGTGAACACATTGAAATAGTATCTGGAAAAGCTTTTAGAGTTAATGGCAATAATGTCTTAAATCAAACGACACTAGGTTCTACTGTTGTATCTTCTAGTCTTACTTCTCTTGGAACGCTTACTGGTTTGACTGTCGCTGGAGATATGACATTGGATAACGGAACAAATGCTGGTAAAGATATAACGTGGGACGAGTCTGCTAATTCTCTAATATTTGCAAACGAAGTCAAGGCTCAGTTTGGTCAAACTACTCTTTTCCATAACAGCACTGATTTATATGTTCAAAACGGGGTAGGAGATATAAGACTTGAACCTAAATCAGGTGAGCCTGGCCTTTGGTTGCATCGCGATGGTTCAGTCGAACTTTACGATGGAAATGCTGCTGGTGTGGCTGTAAAGAAATTTGAAACTACTGCTACAGGTGTCAATGTAACGGGCCAGATTACTGTCAATGGTTCTCCTTTAAGTAGTGCTCCTACAGTAGATCTTGTCGCAGATGGAGCTATAGCAGCAAACAAACCTGTAGCTGTTCAAAGTGATGGAAAGATAAAAGAGATAAAAGAGACTATTAGTGTACTAGGAACTCCAGTTAAACATGGTATTGATTGGGATCCTTCATCAAGAAGTCAATACGTAGATGCTGTATATGTTCCTGACGAACAAGTTGTCGTTATGGTTTTCAACAATGATAATAACTACGACTATGGGTACGTAACAGTTTTCTCCTGTAATTCGTCTGGAACTGTTACGAGGGGAAATAGTATCCAACTAAACAATTCACAAAGCACTCAAGCTACTAGTTGGCATCGAGTAACTTGGGACTCTACTGCTAAAAGAATAGTTTGTAGCTATAAACAAGGTGGTCCTTTTGCTTCCAGCTCACAACCAAGATACGACACATTTACTGTTAGTGGATTAACTTTAACTAGAACGGCCTATCAACAACAAATCCATTATGGAAGTAATACTAATTCCTATCACTGGTTAGGCTACGACCCAGATACTCAATTCTTTATATTTGCAGTTAAATACGACCAAAGTAATTACGCTTACAAAGGCTATCTGATGCGATTTAAAATAGATTCATCTAATGCTAAAACTGATTTCTCTACCAGTGGTGGACGTTATGGCCCAGACGGAGATTATGGCGTAAGTAGTGAAACAGAAGTTGACTACCCAGCTCATGTAATGGGAAGCAATAGTATGATTTATACCATTTATAGATCTACTAATAATAGTAATAAAGGGTTTGTATGCGTCAAACAAATTCAAAGTAATGGTAGTTGGTATCTTACAACAGCCCCAAGAGTAGAAATAGAATCTAGTCAAGTTGACTCTGGTATGGCTATTGGATATGACCCTGATACAAATAAATGTTTAGCTGTTTGGTCTTTAATGAGTGGAGCCGTTAAGTGCTGTGTAGTTAGTGTTTCTGGAACTGGTACAAATGCGACGTTATCAAAGGGAACAACTATAACGCTTTCTAGTTATGGTTTATGGCAATCGTGCGAATACGATAAAACTATCAATAAAATGGTTGTTAAATACCAAAATGGTAGCCAATTTCCATGTATAAGGTACGTTACAATTAGCGGTACAACTGCAATTGCTGGTAATGAGTTAGTACTTTACAATACTGCTGGAACTAATGCAGGAGATCTAGTAGATCATGGTGTATATTCTCTAGCCCATTTTGAGAATGTAGGAAAAATGACAGGTTGGTTTGCTGCTGATTCAAACCGTACTCTTGAAAATGTACCTTTCTACGGTGGAACTGCTGTATCAACATTAAGTAATGGATATATTGGAATTTCTAGTGCTGCAATTAACGATACTGCTACAGGAACAATTGCAGTAACTGGTAATACTAATGCAAGTCAATCTGGTTTAACCGCAGGCGCTAAGCACTATGTTCAAAAAGATGGTAGTTTAAAAACCACTCCTGAACCTACATTAACCGTAGAAGCTGGTATAGCTCTTTCGTCAACTAAACTTCTAATTAAGTAGTCATAGAGGACTTCTACTAAAATAAGGATATTGGGAAAGTAGAGATTGCTTCATGGCGTTTGGCGATTTAAAAGTTCAAGATTTGATATACGAGGATAGCTCGAATAATGAAATCACTGTTGTCATAGCGGATCTGGCTACTAAGGCAAATCCAACTTTCACAGGAACAGTAACAGTACCAACGGCTACGGCAGGAGACAATAGTACTAAAGCCGCATCTACTGCGTTCGTTGTAGCTTCGTTTGCGCCAAAAGCTGCCCCTGCTTTTACGGGTAATGCCACAGGTGTAAATCTCACACTAAGTGGCAACCTCACAGTTAACGGCACGACAACCACGATTGACACGACCACACTTCAGGTCGAGGATAAAAATATTGAGATCGGCAAAGTATCAACACCTAGTAATGCAACTGCTGATGGAGGGGGCATAACTCTTTTAGGTGGATCAGATGGGGATAAAACTATTAATTGGGTTAATGCTACTGATGCGTGGACATCTAGTGAGCATATAGTCTTAGCAGCCAATAAGCGACTGCTTATAGGAACGACTACTGAAGGTGAAGTAGCCGCAGATAATTTGACTATTGCTGATTCTGGACCATGTGGAATAACAATTAGATCAGGGACTTCAGATAACGGACAAATCTTTTTCTCAGATGGTACAAGTGGTGCTGATGAGTATCGAGGAATGATTGCGTATCAACATTCTTCTAATCAGTTCGTTATTAAAACAGATACAACATTAGCTCTAACCCTAGATAGCTCACAAAACGCCACGTTTGCTGGAGGTGCTGGTATAGGTACGTCAGCCATAACAGGAACAGTTCAATTAGACGTTGTTGGTGCTATTGGAGGTGTTAGAGCAAAAGTAACAACTAATAATGGAGGTTATAAGATCTATGAAGGTTTAAGTTCAGGTGGTACAAGCGTATTTAGTGTTACTCATAATGGACGTGTAACCGCAAACGATGGTGTCTACGACAGCAAAGGCGATTTAAGAAAAATAATTCAAAATACTCAAGGTTCTGCTTACACTCTTGTTGCTGCTGATGCTGGAAAACATATCCTTGCTAGTGGAAACATAACGATTCCTAATTCTGTTTTTTC